ACGCTGTTTGAGTTTTTCGAACTCTAATTCCATCTGTTCTTCGAACATCTGGCGCTGAGGATCTTGCTGCTGTGCGGCCATCGCTTGAGCAAGAGCTTGTTCTTGACCAGTAATCTGCTGAGTTGCTTGGGCAGCCGCCATAGCAATCTGGCTTTCTGCTTCGGGAGGCAACTGAGGCAGCTGGCCATCTGGCCCAGGCTGTGGCAGCTGGACACCTTGTTGAGCCAACATCTCTTCCACTTGGATACGATACTTCAGAGCTTGGTGCTGCTGAATATGCGCTTGAAGCGCACCCATCGCTTGTGGGTTCTGCTGTGTTTGAGGATTTTGCATAAACGCCATGTGTGCTTGGACGTGGGCGTCATGATTTTGTTGAATGAAGGCTTGTAAAGGAGCCGTCATCAATGCGTCCATATTTTCTTGGACGGGGTCTTTAGGCGCAGGGGCCATATCAGGCATTAAAATATCATCGATATCTTTAATGTTCAGCGCAATATACATCTTGCGGAATGCTTCTTTCATATTATGGATCTGAGGAGCACTCTGAGCCATCTGAAGTTGGGTCTGCGCTAAAATAATGCGCTGCGTCGTACTAAAGATATTAGGGTCGCAAACAGGAATAACATCTACGCTGTTGTTAAAGTCCTCAGCAAAAACAGTTTGCTGTGCGCCCTGCACTTGGTACGGATATTCAGGAGGTAGATACTCGCCGAATAATCGCTTTAGTATTTTGAATTCGTTACGCTGCGCGTAATGCAATCGCTTGTGGATTGCAGAAATAACTTTCTGACCTTTTTCTAACAACGCAACGGTGGTGCCTACTGGAGCGTTAGAGTTAGCGTCCCCAGTTTGGTTATCCATTACAGATGCAAACCGCTGCCCAGACTCTACGAGTAACCCTAATAGCTGCGCTAGAGTTGCGCTAGGTTCTTTATACGGAAGCGGCATAAAGGAGTCGCGGATCGTTCCTCCAGGAGTGTCTACATCTCGCCACTCTCCAGGCTGTACCGGATCATCAGATCGCTGGATATTTAAGCCACGTGCTTTAAAACCAGCCGGTAAGTTGGCTAACGTACCTGCATCAATTAGCTGACGTAAAATAGCCGTAGCTGATTTAGTTACCCCGCCAATCATATGGATTAAGCCGAAACCGTAAAAACCCAATCCTGGAAGAAATTTGTAATGCGTAAAGTATTCAACTTTCTTACGCATGGGGTCGGTTTCTTCGTAGTTTCTACGAACAGAAAGTACGGTGTTGTTATCTTTACAGATCGTTACGATATACGGAATGGCCAACCCAGTAGGTTCTCCATCGTTATCCGTATGCTCAAACCCTTCGATATCTAACTCAACGTGAAACTCAAGCAGCGTATAGTCGTGCTGACTTCCGGTACGAGTTACGCCATCTAACTCATCAATTTTTTGCTGTACTGAATCACTATCATCAGTGTAAGATGGAGGATTCATCTCCTCGTCTACATAAAAACCACTGAGCTGTAGTTTACGAAGATCATTCTCCGTCATAGTCAAGCGGTGCGTAATACGAGGTGACGTGTGTAGATCCGTAGCTGTATACGGAACAATTAAATCTTCAGCTTTAATAAACCTAGAAACGACTCGGCCCATCGTAGGGTCGTAATAGCATTTCTTAAACGCAGAACCTGCTAACGGCAAAAAGAACAACATCTGATCCATTTCAGGATCGTATTCGTCCATTTTGTACATCAGCTGATAATTCATAAAATCCTTAACGCGATTAGCTTGCATCGCTTTAGGATCATTAGAAGCGCCCATTATTTTCGTATCTACTGGGCCGTTAGCTGGTAATAGTTCTTTATACGCTTGGGCTTGAAAATGCGTAGCCGCTTCAGCAAGTAGCGGATGATACACCCCGCTCGCACCTTCAAACGGTTCGCTACGAGGGTCGTTTTCAATACCTAGTAGTTCTAAACCGTTTTTAAATGTTTCATACCAATCTTGACGGGAGTCAACATCGTTTTCGTATGCACTAAGGAGTTCACTAGAAATTTCAGACAACGTAGCGGGGTCTAAATACTCCGCGAGGTTTTCCTCAAACGGAATATCCACTTCCATTTCCAACATAGAAGGGTCAACGAGGTTATTTTCCTCATCAAACAGGATTTCTACCTGTTCTTCGCCCTCAAACTCTTCTGGGAATTGAACTTCAGCCATGGAACGCTACCCTACTCTTATTTTTTGAGACGGTAAATTAGTAATATGCCCGTATTTTCGGATAATACTCTTCTTCATCGTCATAATCGCCGTCTAATCGCAAAAATCCGCCCTGTCTAAAGCGACTTAGGGCTAATGTAGTTGCATCTACGCAATCGTCGTTCTCTCCGTTAGGAAAATCAGCAACTTCGTCTACTAATTCTTGCGCCCAGTTCGTATCAGGCACCCAAACTCGGCCCTCTTGGAAAATTCCACTAACCGCGTTTAGTCTTGCGATCTTATCCTGACCTTTGCTCGGTGAAAAGGTATTTATTGGGATACCCTGTCGCCGTAATTCCTGCGTTAGTGGGATACCAGAGGCTTTTGTTTCGATAATTACCGAATCAGGCTCCCAATGTTCATATAAACGCATCGCTTCGCGCTTGAGTTCGGGGAAATCTAACCGCTCTTTTACGCAATCTAACAAAATTATATGCGCATCCTGCCCACTATACAGTTCTTCACCGATTTTACCCTCGGGATAAAACACTCCCCACGTTGTTATCGCCGTATAGTCGGATCTTTCAGACTTTAAAAACGCCGTATCGTAACTTTGAATCAAATAATCGCACGTCGGAGGGTTATCTCTAGGCCATTCCATTATCCAATCTTTAGGAATAATCGAAATACCCTCACCTGTAGGCCGCTGCATATACTGCGCTGCCCATTTAGACGGCGGTATCGACGCTTTAGTCGCTTCTAATTCGTCTAATGACCAAAATTCCGGCCATAGCGGTTTACCTGACGGCAATATCGCGGGAAATTCAATAACCTCCCATTCGTCGCCACCCTTTTCTTGCGTCATTCGCTTGATTAATTTACCCGTTACGTCCTTTTTAGACCAACGAGTCATTACGATAACGATCGCACCTCCTGGCTGAAGGCGCTGACGGGGGCCAGTTTGATACCATTCGTAGGCTTCTTCCAACGCTTTATCCGAAAAAGCGTCTTGTTCAGAGTGAGGATCGTCAATAATAAACAAATCAGCACCACGACCCGCGAGTGCACCACCAATACCCGCCGCATAATACTGACCGCCCTGCGATGTATTCCATTTACCCGCGCTTCGCGAATCAGCCTTTAGTTCGGTAGCTGGAAATATCTCCGCATACTCTTCACTTTCAATTAAGTCACGAACTCTACGACCAAAGTTAACCGCAAGGTCTGCGGTGTGAGTAGCTTCAATGATTTTTAATTTAGGGCGCTTACCTAATAAGTAAGCTGGAAACAAATACGAAGCAAATTCAGACTTCGTATGTCGCGGCGGCATATTGATTATGAGGCGTTTTGATTCTCCGCTGGCGATTTTATCGAATGCCTCGGCCATCTTTTTGTGGTGCGCACCCGCAATAAACTCTGGCCAAATCGTTTTAACAAAATCGTAAAACGACGCCATAGAACTTTCGCGTTTTTCACGCTTTTCTAATTCCTCTAGGAGAAGGGTAAACTCTTTCGCTTCATCTTTCGACAAATGCGATAGGTCTACTTCCTTTAGCTGTTCAAGTGGAGTGCTCAACGGAGTCTTTCTTGGTTTAGCCGTTCCTCAGTTATCGGGCCACCTTCAGCAAATCGTTTTTGGAAATCTAACCTTATTTGCGGATCACCACGGTTCGTCGAAGCACCTAAACGTAATGAGGAATCTTCGTCTCCGAATATCTTAGACATCGAATACTCTTCGCCTTCTTTTTGAATATCTACAGGCAAATCTAAACGATCCATTAATTCACTAAACAGAACGTCTTCTCTATTCCTTTCTCCAAAATCTTCAGGCAACCCAAGACTTGATAACAAATCTCTTTTTGTGGATCCCCTTAATCTTTCAAGTTCTTGTAGAGGATCTAACCCAGCTCTCCTTTGTAGCTCATCGTCAGTGATCCCTCCGTTAGAAAACTTTTTTGCGGTAACAGCGCCCCCGTTAGCCATCGTTTGTATTTGTTGCTGCGTAGCTGGCACCATCCCCGCATCAGGGTTCATTTCCATTTGATCCGCAAGCTGCATACCTACCTGCTGGATCTGTGGGTCGGGGTCTTGCATCATCCCCATAATTTGCGGAACGCCAAAATAATATACATCTCCAGGTGTCCCTACCGGCCCCCCGTCGGCCATAGCTTGCGGCAACAAACCTTCTAACCCGCCCTGCTGCTCTAACATCATCATCAGTTCTTCTTCAGACATATCAGTAGGGATGACACCTTGTTCCGGTGCCCCAGGAATCGGGGGCTGACCGCCTTCGTAATCCATTGCTTTTAACGCGTCTTCTAATCCAGAAACATCGCTACCCTGTACTTCTTCAGGAACAATTTCTTTAACCATCGCAATATTCGGGGCAGACCCTTCAATTAACGCACGAGTTTGAGCGTTTTCTTCAGCACGTTTTTGTGCTTTGCGTTGCTGGCTTGCGCCGTATGCGGCTGTACCAGTTGCGATAACCACTGAGGTAATTACGAATGCCATTATTCAATATCCTTGAAATTATCTACAACAAACATCCGCTCTAATTCTGGGACATCTCGGATATCGTCAGGATTAGGATGGACAGTAATAATCGTAGTATCTTCTAAAAAGTATAACGCCCGTTTAGTATGCGCTGGCGTATTCATAATCGCGAAATCTTTATAAACGTCTATCCGTTCTTCATCTTGCATCGTAGAAATAACGCGACAATGACCCGCTGCTAATATCGTCATATGCTCGTGTAAATGAACTTGGCTTACGACTACCGAACCTTTGACTCCGTAATACGCTCGCATATAAATTCCAGGAGCAAAATGATGCGTATTAATATACGGCGACGGCGCATTGGGACGAGTTCTTGAAATAGCAGAAACGACGTCTTGTATCCCTGCAAGTTTAGATTTTTGAATATCTAATATCGCCGTACTCATTTATACGACTTCCCGTAATAACCCTTCGCGTAACTTAATCCACCGCCGTTAGCTTTCTTAGCGGTTTTTGCGGCCTGCTTAAAATTCTCAGCAGTCGGTGCCCCAGCCTCACCTTTCCTTCGCATCCTCTCACCAGAACCCGCAGCTATACGCTTACGTTTAGCGTTTATATTTGCGTACAACCCTGGACGTCCACCACCTGCCATCTGGTCAGGATCGCTAAACAGCTCTTCGCGTAATTTTTGGATCCCAGACTTACCTCGGCTTGCATTATAATCTTGCAAATCCTGTAATGCTGATTCGAACTCGCGAGACATTTCGCCTTCTTCTAAACGAGTATTAAAATCACTACGCTCACGCAACCCCTCTAGCTGTTCCGCTCGGCTACGGTCAATACGATCTTGATCCGCTAACCGCGTTAACATATCGTCCTCATCTAACCGACGCATCCGCTCCGCAGTTTCAGCTTTATCCTTTGTAATAAACTGCGCTAGTTCATCTTTTAACGACGCTAAACCCTTAGCCTTTCCTCCAGGCCCACCCATCATTCCAGCTAATAACGCCATTTCTGGGCCAACCATCGAACTTAATGCTGGTTCGTTACTTAACGATACAGCTAATTCGCTCGGCTGACCCATCTCCTGCGTTTGCCGCATCGTCAACGTATCTTTATTGGTGTTGCGTAACATCGCCATAATTTCAGGCAAGCTATCCATTACCTCTTCGCCGAGAGTAATATCTCCCGCACCGCGCAATAGTGACATTAACCCGCCGCGACCACGACCCAGTTCTTCATCGTAAACCGCTTGCATATCGTCCATTACCATTTCACCTTATCGGCCCAATAAGCTGCGCTCATCTTGCCCTTTTTAATATTCTTTCCGTGACGTGCCTTAAAACTCTTACGCCGCGCCTTTTGCTTCGCCGACTCACCCGCTTTAGGCTTACCCGCAGTTTTTACACCCTGCTGCCCAAAACGAATCGTCTTAATTTTATCGCCCTCTTTCGCGACAACGATATGGGATTTTTTAGGATGGTTCGGGGTACGCTTAGGCTTATTATACCCACTAACCCCTGCTCGCTCTAAACGAGAATCTTTTTTCTTTTTCTCAGCCACCGAACGGGTTCCCCTGTGCAACAGGAAACGCTTGTAATCTCATAGAATCCGGCCCTTGAGAATACATTCTAACCGACTGCTGAGGACGTAACTGCCGTATTAATCCACCTAACCCTTGTTGGGGCTGCTGCAATTGCCTCAACATACCAGAACCAGCGCCTAAATGCTCAGATAACCGCTGCTGTTGTTGCTGCATCTGCAGAACATTACCCTGCAATTCCTCAAGCGTTTGTTCCGTAGTCTGCTGCTGTTGCGGCATCTGAGCAGTAATCGTTGCTCGACGGTCCGTAGGGGACTGTAATGACGGCAAACCTATCTGCATATCCCTCGCCACGTTAGTAACTTGTTGTTGCGGTGTATCCGTAGATTGCAGCTGCGGCATATCCGTAGGCTGCGGAGCATATTGCGCCCTCATCTGATCGCGCATTTGTAACATCCTCATCATCTGCGGATCCATAAACATGCCACGACCCATCGTCGAACCATAAGGAGACTGACCGTACATAACGTAACCTCATCAAAGATAGCCGAATCGTACCTCCCTAATCACCATCCTCGCTACCCCTAAAAAATTTTCGCGAAAAATTTTGACCCATCGAAAAATACAAATGTGCGAAATTTTTGAATAGGGAACCTATAGCAAAAGTATCTCGGAAAAAGAGTCGGGAACTAGGTAGTGGTGGGTGGGCGGGTGCCTTGCGGCACTTTTGGGGGTATGCCCCCTTAGCGAATCCGTTAGCTAGCGCCCCTTAGCAAAACTGTTAGCCTAGGCGCAAAAAAAGGGGCGCACACGGCACCCCTTAGTTAGTTGGTTGGTAGTTAGCTAACCCGTTCAAACATGGCAAACTGACGATTAGGCATTAGTGCGGTTCGGGCCTGACTCATTCGCTTAGTGGGCCAAGTGTTACCTAACAGGTAGGGCCAGTATAAGGACTCGGAACCATTAACTGTGGACTCGTAGATAACGGCCTCACTAATTACTGCTTCGTCTTCTAACGTGACGGTGATTAGGCCGCTATCATCATCCATGCGGTTCATCATTTCCTGCGCCAACAATGCGGCCTGATTAGGTAGGGCATTGAATACCGCTATCCATTTATCACCGGCATTAATCACGCGATAGGTACCTACTAATTTGCCGCTGCCAGATTTAGTGATTACCTTACTGGTGGCTGCTGCTTTCATAGCGGCGATGGCGTTAGCAGCATCACGGGCGGTTGGTTCTACTGCTGGCTTAGTGTTTACATTTGATTTAGTCATTACGTTTTACCTTTTAAGTTAAGTTAGTGTCATCAAGTGACAGACATATAATCGGTCATCTTGTGTATATAGTCAAGTACTAATAATCAGTCAATTACCTAGGCAATCACCTAGGCAATTACCCTGTGGCGTCGCTGGTCGCGGCTTAACAAAATGGTTGGAACTTAAACTAACGGTTGGGATCAGGGGTCGCGCCTAATCCTAACCGTCGGAATCTGTCGCGCCGTCCCTCGGCCTCCGTCGCTCGCTCCCTCGCTCGCCGTCCGTGAATCGTGGTGGGTGGGTGGGTGCGCTCGCGCTCCGTCAATCTTTTATAGTCGATCGATCGATCGATCCGTCGATCGATCAAACGTGGTGGGTGGGTGGGTCAATCGCTCCCTCGCTCAATTAATACAGTCGATCGATCCGTCGATCCGTCTGTCGATCCGAGCCGATTCGTAATCTCTCCCTCGATCGTTTGCGGTACGCGCTTCGTGATAAGCTGTCCAAGTCGATCGATCAGCTGATCCTTGGATAGTGAATCGATCTTCGCGGTCAGTACCTCGCGTCGATCGATGTAAAGCCCCCCGACCTTCCCTCGGTGTATCTCTGCCGTGATCGCTGCGTTAATCTGCCCCGACTCCCGTGCCTCCTCACGCAAGTCGTGGAGGGCGGAGAGGTGTCCCTCCATGGAAACCCTATCCCTCTCTGCCTCCTTGATTTCCTGCTCTATAAGGTAATTTCGCAAAAGTGGGTTGTGGTTGAGTAAGACGCTGCCTTGTCGTTTGGCTGCGGCCCGATTCTTCGTGTAGCCTGCTTTTACCGCTGCTTCTGTAGCGTTTTGGCCTTTCAGATACTCTCGAGCGAACTTCTTTTGTTTCGGATTTAGCGGTTGCCATCTCTTACCATCGGCGTCGATGTACCCGTTTCCGTCATCAGCAGGTGTCAGGGGAGTGTACTGTAGTTCTTTCATGCAGTGTTTCCGAGGGTCGTAAGCGTGTAGAACTATATCTTAGAAAATAAAATAATTTATAAAAAGTAAAAATTTCCCTCATGGCCTCTCACTACTATTCACTGTTCTCGTTTCAATAACCTATACGATTTCTATTACTTTCTCGTCACACTCATCACGGCCCCCATCCCTTGTATCTAGAGGCTTCTTTCACTTTTCTATTACTTCTATTACTTTATTAGTCGTTTTAGTTGAAAAAAATAAAAAAAGTTTTTTTTCTAAATAGACAATATACGCAATATCTCGGGTCGTTTTAATAGGCACAAAAAAGCCCGCTCGAGGCGGGCTAGTCACGATCCGTGGTAACTTAGTAGTGGTCTAAGTCTGTTTCGCGGATTATCCAATCTTCTTTAGTTAAGTGACTAAACGGGTTTTCCCAATCGTCTCGATCCGTATCTCCGTTTTCGTCATTCCTTAGTAACCAAAACCAATAGCAGTATCCGTCTTTATCGGCCCACTTACTGTCTTCTTTCGGATAAATCGGGCCAGTCCGTATAAGCACCGCTGGTTCGAAGTATTCGATTTTGACGTGGTTTTGTAGCCACTGCGGGAACGTCTCGAGCTTATCGACTCGGTGTTCATAAAAGCTACTTTCTAGTTCTCGGTATAGCTTTCCCCAATCGACGTTTTGTATTGTTTCTGTGAGTGTTTCCACACCTTTCTCCTTTCTATCGTTTAGTAATCCCGCGCGGCGTATACCGCGCGTATATATAAGGTACTTAGGAGTACCCCGATAGTAAAGCACTAAACGACGAGGCTTTCAATCGTACCGTCGCTATCGTGGTGGTAGCGGTCAACGAGTCGGGCGTATTCTTTAATCTGATGGCGTAGCACTTGTTTATCAAACGCGCTAGTGTTTTCATCAAGATCAGCGTAATCCGCTTTGATATCCCAAGCCATGTTTGCAAGGGCTTTGCTTCGCGCTACGTCGAGCGGCGTTTCGTTAGTTTCGTTTCTCATAAAGATCGATTTCCTTCTCTTCCGTGTAATTATCTTTTATCCAGTCCTCATCTTCCATCACATAGAATTTTTGATTCTTAGACTTCGGGTCTTGCATAATTTCTAGGGCTTGTTTTGCTGCGCTCTCTTCATCTTCTGCCTCGAGAAACGCAAGCCAAGTCACTGTATATGCTTTCACTAAATTACCCACCCCGTCGAGGCTGTATCGGTTTTAATGAGCTTGCCGTTTTTGCCGATGTAAACAGGTACAAAATCAAAAAAGTCTGGCGACTTTCTGCTAGTGCGGACGTAATACTCACGCCCCTCTACTGGTTTGAAGTCCCGTAGACGTTGCTTCCGATAGGCTGGGAACAGCCCTTCATCCTTTCTACTTATCCAATACATATGTATCTCCTTACTTTCCGATGTGTTTAATATCCGACTCGGGGATCACTTGGTACGCACCTTTGTTATACGCTGGGGCGATCGTCGCTTTTGTTACTGGCCGATCGTCACGGCGGCTAGTGCAATCCATAGTCGCGAGTCGAGACGGGTAATTAATTTCACGGTAAGCCTCGGGTCGAGGCTCCCGTGGTTTTAGCGGCACAAATGGCCGCTGTTTGGGTTTAGTGTTACGAAGCATTTTGTAACGCTTAGGCATCTGCGTAATCCGCGATATTACGGTCTTCGTCGACGTCATCTACACGACTCGGAAACGCTGCTTCGTAAGCGTCGGTGCCAACAAGCGCGTCGCGTAATGCAATCTTACGACCGTTACCGTACTCGTCAGTTTCCGCTTTGTCATCTACCCATTGGTAGAAGTGTCGAAACTTTATCTGGTCGTAAGTTAGACCTGATAGGCTTTCGTCGAATATCGTTTTCCTAAGCGGGTCAATCTGGCTATAAAATTGCGCGAGGCTAATAACTTCGGGGAAATCTAGCGAAGCGTCTTTGGGGAATAAGTCGGCGCGTATCGCGACTTCAGTGGCGCAAGCCTCGGCTGCTTTTACTAAATGGTAAGCAATCTCGTGGCTAAGGCCGTGGTGGTGCTCGATATACTCTTGTAGTACATCCTGCACATCTCTCTGTGATAATGACATCTCTGTCTCCTTCTTCTTTCTAAGTTATCCGCGCCGGTTAGGGCGCGGTATATATAAGGTACTTACGACTAACGCGAAAGTAAAGCACTAACGCGATTCCTCTTAAATTCGACAAGCCACTTGTAATTCATGGTCCTCCCATGTGTTGATAATCTCGCGAACGTCGTCGCGCTTTTTGAGCAGGCGAGCGTCAACGACGGCACCTTGTTGCTCCAGTTGCTTCTCGATCTCTTCGAGAAACGATAGCCACTCGGCTTTGGTAGTGGGGTAACTCATAGCGTTTGCTCCTTCACCTTATACGTTTTAAACTCTGGGTGAGTTTGGTAAATATTTATCAGAAACTCTAGCAGTGCTCTCAACTCGGGTGCGAGATATTCGTCGTAGTCCTTTTCGTCGGCAAGTCTACGGTTTACTTCGAGGACTAAATTCAAAAGCCTGTCGTTTGTTTCTCCCATTAGTCCTCCACGTCCTGTTGCCAATGTGTAAACTCCCATTCGAAACGATTCGGGTCTGACCGATCAACGGCAAGCTCTGGGAGTATTTCTTCTTTCAGACGGTCAAGAGCATCGTCTTCGTCGTAGGCTTTGAGATAAAACTTCACTTCGACTTGCCATAATTTCGGCTCGACGTCCTCGCCACCATGGATACGTTCGATTTCTCGAGCGTCACTTAACTCGCGTGCGCGGTCTATATCGATCACGATACGGCCTCCTCTGCATGCTCTCGTGCTTGCTGCATTCGAGCGACAATTACTAGGCTGTTACAACTACTGCAACACTGTCCGTCAGCCAAAGGCTGCGCGTTATGGCCACCGGCCCAACCGTTCGCTTGAACGTCGATCTCGTCGCCACATAGAACACAATCGTTCATACATTTCTCCTTTCTAAATAAGTAAATCTGGTAGTTGGTTCGATTGGTAGATTACAAACTTTGGGGGGTCTACACTTCATCGAACCTATTTCTCGTAAAACTCTCCAGTAGGAGAGAGGAAAACACCCTGACGCTACCAGTCGCCTGAGCCGTATGTCCCCCACCACAAATCATGTATCGGATGCTTCGAGTTGTAATCTGCTCCACATCGCGTCCGTAATTTTCGGTAACTCTTTATAGAGTACTCTGTAATCGCTACAGCCCATCAAACATTTAACAACTGAGTATCCCTCGAGATGTTCGTCGGGGGTTTTCCAGCAACGACAATCGTCGTTGTAACACAGGGTGATATCGGGCGGTAACGAATCAAAAACTGCATCAAGCTGATCCGTTTGATCGTCATAAAAATCCTTAAACGCTGCATCTAAAAACTCCTCGTCACAATCGAACGAATAACGGTACGCGGTATCGTATCGAATCCGCACACCGTCATATTCTACGACGGTATCTAACGTACCGTCGTCTACGATTACCGCACTCATGAGTGCGTATACCCGTCTGTTTCGATACCTAGCCACATATCTGGTACAGCGGCCATAATGCAATCGTCGTACATTGCTTTATGTACGTCTTTAACGATCCAATCGGTAAACGTCAAGTACGCAAAGTCTGGGTGCTGGCTGTCCAGCACGTGTTGTTCGAATACCTTTACAAGTGCTTTATCTTGCTCAGGCGTCGGTGAAAGCTGTTCTAGCTTTTTAACTGGTGTGATAAGTCCCATATGTTCTCCTTTCTAATCGGGGCGCGGGTAGCGCCGTTATTACTAACGTAACGGCGACTACCCCGAAAGTAAAGCACTAACCTGCGAAAGCTAGGACGCTTAACGATACCGCTACGAGTATCGCGATCCCTGCTATCGAAATTCCAATAACGGCTGGCCAAATCGGTACTTCTAACTTTGACGGGGTTACTGTAATCTCCGAAGGTTTTTGCCGGTCGATAATTTTGTCGATATTTTTCAACATCTCTTGTATATCGCTCGGCGGTTCTAGCTTTTCGGCAGCTTTTTCAGCGGCTTCTTTTACAGCCTCTTGCGAATGCTTAGGAGTATCTCTTTTTGGTGACCACTCTCGTGGTGGCGGAAGCTCTGAACTTGGATCCTCGAGGATGCGCTCAAGTTTCGCAATACGACTTTTAGTCGCGGTTTGTTCCCCATTCTCTATCTTCGAAAGACTGTACATCGTCCGTGATAACAGCGCGGGTTCGGCTTTACCTCTAAAGACTTCATACGCTGCAAAAGTGTAAACAGGGTTCTTAGTTCCTCGACTGCTCTGCCGAATAACGTACCCTTGGGATACTGCTGAGGCGGTCAGTATTTTTTGAAACTGATCCATTGTTGACGGCGGCTTTTCTTCAGCTATTTCAGCCCAAATCCTCCGAGATTCTTTGTACAACTCTAAGCGAGTCGCTGAACCATTCAAATTCTCCATCGCGGCATATATAACCATGGAGCGGGAATGCAACCTTCTTGGTCTCGGTGCAATCTTCATTCTACTTTCTCCTGAGAGTTATGGGGGCCGTAGCCCCCGATCAAATTAAAGCTGTACGATAAAACCTTCATCGATCAGGGCTTTTTTGTAGCAAGCGATAATTCGCTTTTTCTGCTTTTCTGGGTTTTTAGTATTCGGCATACTGATATGCCCTTCCTGAACACCTAGATCAGCAACTTGCTGCATCGTAAAATCGTCACGATTAAACTCTGCGGCTTCAATGTCTTGCATTGAAATAACTAAGGCTTGGAACTGAGGGGTTTTGATTTTAGTCTCCCCAAGTTCTTTACCCGTGTACTTAAAGTGCTGTGCAGCACGACCACGACTCGCGGCTGGTGCTTTCGTTACTTTAATCGCAGATACCTTAGCTACTTTCTTAGCGGCAGGTTTCTTTGGCGCAGCTGGGGCTGCTTCTTTTTTGGCTGTTGCCATGTCATTCTCCTTTCTATGATGACGTTATACTTTCTAACTGGTTTTTACCAGCTTGTTTACTACTTTACTACCGACGCTACCGAAAGTAAAGCAGTATTTAGATTTACCGATCTTGGTTGACATACGCTGATGTCGGCTCACCAGTATCGAACATCTCAGGTTCTTCAACTGTCGAGTAGTATCTAATCAGCCTTTGGCAGCGGTCTGCCATACGCAAACATTCGCTGCGCATAATCGTTAGTTCAGCTTGCAGCTGTAGTAAATCTTCGGGCAAATTAAGATTCGGAACTTTCATTTTTATCCTCCATTCTCCATACTCGGACACCGCTAACTTCTTTGTTGCCTGATTTCTCTAGGCGTACTCGAGAGATAAACTGCCACTTCGGCTGTTTACCCGCGATAAAAGTTCTAAGTGATTGGTCGATACGATTCTTCAATCGCTTCGACGTATCAACACCATCGTCATCAGGTAAAAATAGCATCGATGCTTGCTTACCATCTTTGGCTGGTGGAAATTTATCCCACGGATATTTCGTAGTGCTACGCAAATCCGTAGGTAGGGGCACGTCGACATCGAAGTCCCCCCACTGTGAATCAGACATCAAAGTCTCCTTCTTTTACTAGTTTTTCCCAATCCGACTGGTAGCCGGAGTCGGCTATTTCAGAAGAGAGGGCGCAGTCTTGCTGCACCATCTTCTGGGTAAGGCTCAAGCACACGAATCTCGCGTGCTCTTGCAACTCGTGGAACTCGCTAAGTGGGCGATCTAATACTTTACCGTCGGCGAGTGTGTATAAGGCATACCACAACTCGCTAACGGTTTCCTGATCTACAACTACAGCGTTGTTCAGCTTTACTACTTCGCCCATTTACGCCGCCTTCGCATATTCAAGTGCAAGGTTAAACGCTTTGGTCTTAGCCGCTGATGCGTTACCGAACATCGAGTTGTATACACGGTTTTCGCCGGTACGCTGATGGTCTTCAACAAACGTCACAGCGTTTACCGCGCCCCACCATGTACCTTTAGCTGATTTAGCTTCGGCTCCTGGAGAAGTGACTAACGCTTCAAACACCGTCTTAGCGGTATTGTTTAGCGCATCGCGTAACGGGCCGTCTTCGGGCTTGTGGTCTTCCAACAGCTTCGGTTGGTACAAGTTAGAGATAAACTCTAGAACCTGACCGTCTTTAGCTTTCGTCTTGGATAAGAACTCAGCCGCTTCCTTAAACTCTGCACGCCGCTCGTATACAGCGCCCATAGTTTTAAGGGCTTCCTCTTCTCGGATATCGTCAAACGCGGTACGGTGCGACATACGAAACTCAGCGGTTGCTGTTTGCTTTAACGCTAGTTGCAACGTATTGCTACATACGACTCGCACTTCGGTGTCGCGTATAGACATCGCATATCCTGGCTGGTGTGGCTGACGAAATAGTACGAAGCCGTTGATCTCGTCGCCTCCAGGAAGTTCGAAGCTATCGTTTAACTTAGCAAGTCCGAAGATATCCTTACCGCCTCGTAAGCTACCCGCCGTCTCCATAGAGATATTGGCGTGTTTAGCGAACTTCTGGAAGAAGTCGAAGATGCGTTCGTTTTGGATAGGTTGGTAATCTTGTGAACAAGTACCGAGGATCGTATTGTCGCTATCGCGCATAATACTAAAGCGGTCAGGGTGTTCCATAACCTCGTCAAGAATGATATTACCGTCAGCGTCTTTTTCGTATTCGCTAACGGGCCGCGCCAGCGTATATAAAGGACGCTTGTCTACCGACCAGTCTAGACCGGCGGCGACCATCATTTCATGTGGTGTTAACGTACCGTCAACTTCCACGCCTTCGCCGTGCCAAGGCACTTGGCCTGTCCACGCCATACTTTCTACTGCTGCTACCATGGGTAGTCTCCTTTGTAAGTTCTACTTTCTAAATGTTCGTAACGCTGTCACGGCGCTACTTTTAATACTTTAGCCGCGAGGGTTACGAAAGTAAAGCACTAAGCCGACGCCTTAAAGATAAAAGTAAACAACGCTTTCCAATCGTACGGAGCCTCCAGAGTAACGGCAGACTCGCTTTTCCAACTAAGCTCTTGTATCTCTTTTAGCTCAGTCGGCTGGAATAATTTAATCTCTCTATTCTTTCTAATCAGCACGAAACAGTTGCCTCCTGCTTTGGCTCGGTTATAAAGCCAAGCGATCTGGAATGGACTTAGCTCAGACTTATTTCCTTTGATCGATTTAAGCTCGATCCAGATCTCTTTGCCGTTTTGACAGTAGTTTACGTCCGGTACTCCTTTACCTGTCCCGCCAGTCTCGATCCGTTGAACGTGGGCTTCGTTAGGGATATGTGGTTTCATAAGAGACCAAAACTGTGATTCTTTAGCCATATGTCACAAACATCTGTAAAACGAAACTAAGAGTGTATACCCCGATAAGGATCGAAATACCGACCAGTATCCCTGTAATCAGGTCGTTTCGCTTACGCTTCATTAGTGCCTAATCATTCCGTCTTCGGAAATCTTTTCAAGAACACTCTCTCGATCTCCAAATATCTCTAATAACTCGAAAGCGTTAGCCCTAATTTCGTCCATCATCTGGTCTGCCTCTTCGATCGTATAATTTAAGAGATGGATCAGATTTACCGATCCGACAAATACCATCGCTTTGTATACGTCCATCATATCGACATTACCGTCCCCACGCATCTCCTCTAACCATTCGTTAAGTGTGTCGAAAATAATCTGTACTTGTTCTTCGTCGCATTGGATTTCAAACTCCCCGCTCCCAAACATTTTAACTTCCTTTATTCCGGTGCTCATGGTAGTAGTCTCCGTTGCCCTGTTGGACTTTCGTTACGATCTGCCAGATTCGCTGCTTACTCACGTTGTATATCTGTCCGATCTCTTTAAGAGTCATCGTACCACTATCATACAACTGAAAGATTTGTTTATACGTTTCTTCGTTCTTCGCGATATCTTCTTGCGAAAGGCTTTGTATCCGCATCATTTAGCTTCACCCCAATTTATTCCGGTTTCGTAATCCACTACTAGTGGAACCTTTAAATCAACACAGTTAATCATCTTGTCGATCACCATGTCCGATTGTTCTTTATTAAAAATCGAATAGTCAAGTTCGTCATGTATGCCGATATGTGGAACTAATCCTTCTTTCCACAAATCACGCATAGCGAGTTTCGTCATATCCGCAGCCGATCCTTGGATCAACTTATTTAGAGCTTTGTATGTAAACGACCGCTTGAGGTTATCTCCATACTTATCTACCGCTTCTTGTCTAGGTAACGGCGCATGCTTTTCGCCGTGTAGATAGCCGACCGGCTCCCATAGGTCGAAATGGCATTTACGGCCACCGAGCGTTGTTATATAGCCGCGCTGTTCTGCCATCCGAGTGCACATATTTTGGATGCCTCGAATAAATGGAACACGGCTATGGTACAGGTCGAGTAGTTTTCCCGCTTCGTCTGACTCTAGCCCTAGCTCTTTAATCAGTTTTTCGCGGCCCATCCCATACGTTAAGCCAAGATTGATATTCTTAGCTTGTTTGCGGGGGATACCCGCCATATCCGCCACGATCTGGTGAAAGTCAGCGCCTTCGTTAGAGTATGCGTTTACGGCGTCAGCGGCTCCTTCGAGTCCGAGCAAAGACGAATAATGTACGGTAATCCGAGGCTCTTGTTGAGAGTAATCGAATACTCCCCACGTTGCTCCTTCTTCGGGGATAAACAAAGACCGAATCAGCTTACCGATCTCTGGGTCTCTCGCAGGAACTTGTTGAAGGTTTGGGTTCGAGTAACTAAACCGGCCTGTTACTGTACCGCCACCATCATTCTTTAGCGGGTGGGCTTCAGCGTGTATTCGACCGTGGTGCGAATACTCTAGGATCGCTCCTTCGATAAACGTAGTCCGAGCTTTATTGATACGCCTAGCTTCGACGATCATCTTCGGGAGGTCGTGTTCGTGAGCTTCTAACCACGGGCCTTGGAAACTTGGCGCACCTTTCTCGGTATGTGGATACCATAGATCGTTGGCATCAAACGCTTTTTGTATTGACGCGCTTGCCCAAATATCTACGTTGATACCAAACCGTCTTTTAATTTCTACGAGTAGTTGCTGCTCTTTCTTAGACATTTGCTCCGAGGCTTGCTCTGCTCGGGCCGTGTCGATCCGAACGCCACGCCATCGCATCTCGATCAGCAGCGGTATAAGGTCGCACTCTAGGTCGAATATTTTCTGTAGCCCCTCGGCCTCTATACGCTTCCCTAGCGTCTTCCACAGGCGTAGAGTTAGGACTGCATCTTGTTCCGCATACGGCCCCACATACTTCGCTGGAAGCGACCACATCCCGCTCTTTGCGTTTACGCCCCACGCTTTCGCTGCCATTTCGAGTAGCGTTTCGTCTTTTTCCTCAGCTAATAAATCCTTACCTAAATTGTTTAACGAGTATGACCGGCGGTTTTCATCTAACAGCGGCGCTGCGAACATCGTATCGCGTAACCTACAGGTTAGTTCCACACCTTCACGTTTTAGCCAGCCGACATCATAAAGTGCATTATGGAAAACCATCGTACCTTTATGATTTTCAAAGGTTCTTTTGAGCCAGCGTAAGACAACTTCTTCCTCTAAGTTGCCACCGTTTTCGTGCCGTATCGGTAAATACCCTGACCATGAATCTGATGCGATAGCGATCCCTACAACGTAGCCATCACCCGTTGCCCATCCTGGACCACGGTTTATCAAGTTGGGGTCGTAAGTTTCTAAGTCGACTGCGAGTGTTTCGTGAGGATCGAACTTAGGCAGAACTTGCGGGGCTATCCAATCGCTTTCAGGCTGAATCAGAGGTATCTGCATCTATGAGTCCTCCTGATTCTAGCGAACGAATATGTTGCTCAACTAAAAATAAATACCGTCTGAGGTCTCCGATATCGTCGAGTAGTCCGTCTTCGCCATCGAACTTTAGCCCTGCTTCGAACACGTCGTAATTACAATGCTCGGCTTGCTGTTCGATCCTGTCGAACTTACGGGCTAACATCATAAACGCTCCCGTACCGCCTCGACGCTTCCACGAATCGCCGTAAGATTTTTCTGATTCGATCAGGCTAACAATGTCTTCCTGAGCGATATTTTTCATTTCCGTCCACTTGCGATCAAGACCCATTCTTATTTCTCCAGTTTCTTTCACGTCGTTTAATCCACTGGAAGCAGGCTTGTTGCCAGTCCAACGCTTTAATTTCTCCGAGATATTTGTAGCAATCTTCATATCGCCGCTCCTTATGGCAGATGTAGGCGTGAATCATCGGGATCATTACCTCTGGGAAGAAAGTGTTTTTATACTTACTTGCTCCGAATATCGTCGGCCAGCTGTCGACCGGCTCAGGGTTTCCTGAAACTCGTCTCGGCGGGACGCTGCTTAATAGTTCCTCACATTCTTCTAAAAATGTCTCGGGATGAGAACAGAGCGGGTAATGTTTTTCTGGATATTCTTCGGATATCGGAAGGAAAGGCGTAACCCGAAGGTCTTTTACCTTATCCCATTCTTTATTCAGGTAGACATGGAAGCTGTCGCTAACTTGGTAGTATGGCCCTATATAGCACCCTACTGCCGCAGCGACGTATTCTTGTAACACTGACATATGTACTGCGTTAGCGCCATAAGCTCCCCAGATCATATCGTTCGATCTATTACAGACCGTCATCTGTAGGGCGTTATCTCGAATCTTAAAGTAGATATTTGTATTACACGGGATATCTTTGCTTGGACTGTCTAGATCATGAACCGGATCCCACATCTGTAAAACCACTCTACGCGAGTCAGGGTCTCGTGTTAGCATCTCTACTACACTTTCAAGTTGGTCATAGTCGAACTGTTGTCTCCACCGATAGCCGTAAGAACCGTTTAAGGTTTCGTTATCGTCTGAAAAGTTAGCCATGCCTGCGTTAAAATGAGTGAGCTTTTGCAGATTTCGAGAACCGCCTAGCATCCAAATAGCTTCATATAAATGAAAGAACGGATTAGCGTCTCGTTTTTCGTTAAACAACACGCGCTGCCAAGGTTTGTGATATATGGTAGTTACAGGAGTATGGCACTCCATCGTATCCCCATTACGACTAGATTGAGTTCGGTAATTTACCGAAGATTGAAATAAATCGACGCCACGCAATAGCGCGTCGTTTACATTAACGGCGCTAATCACTTTCATAAAGGCTCTCCGTTTGCTGTTTGATTATGTATTCGATCTGAATACGGCCTAAGTCGACACCTGAAATATACGCTGCCCAATGAATTGCGTTGATAGCGTCCTGCCAAGTATTCGGCATCGTTTTATCTTTCATCGCTTTTTGCAAGAACAATCCGTAATGTTCCATAGCGAAAGCAACCTGATCTTTATCTAGGTCTACGATCAACTGTTTGAGTTTCCCCATTTACTTTCTCCATTCTCTATATCCTCTATTAGAGGCCGGTTTCTTTCTGAATAGTTATAGACGCTTCGGGTACGTCCTTGTCCGTGCAATATGCGAGAGTATTTATCAAACTCACATAGCCCTCCTTCGATCTCCCGCATCTCGAAAGGTCTGTGGAATTTACTAAGGTCTAGTTGTTCTCTACACCA